CAAGCCACCGTCCAGGCAAAAGCCGCCAGCAATGGGCGATGGCCCGCGTAAATACTTTCTTAAAGATGATGCGTGGCGAAAAGGTAAAAGACTCTTATAAAGCTGCTGATGGCGATATTGCTAGAGGTGCAGAAGCTTTTGACCATAATCAAGATTATTTTGACTATGACGATGTTGAGCTTCATATAGCTCATATCAATTTAATTGAAGCTGGCGTTTCGATGGAAGAAATGAACATCAATAACGAAGACATTGATTACACTGAAGCCGAGAAAAAAACTCTCAATAAGCCATTTCGTCTTCCTTCTGGTTCTAATAAGAAGTTCGGAGTTTACGTCAAAAATGATAAGGGTAATACTGTCGTTGTTAAATTTGGCGACCCTAATATGGAAATCAAGCGCGATGACCCTGAACGCCGTAAAAATTTCCGCGCTCGCCATCAATGCGATATAAATCCTGGCCCCAAATGGAAAGCTCGTTATTGGTCTTGCCGCATGTGGGAAAAAGGCAAGTCGGTCAGCGAACTCACTGGCAGCGAAGACCCAATTGAAGCTTATTATATTAAACAAGCTAATCGCGAAGCTAGATTAGCCGAAGCCTGCTTAGAAGAAGAAGATTTCCCAACTCAGGAAGAAATTTTGACTTTAAATCCTCTCTTGGACAATGTTTATTACGTTGAAGACGAGGCTGGAATTTAAGTAGAATAAAACACTCAATCACGTATCATCTATGTGATTGAATCTGTCTTAGGAATTATCTACACGTTCTGCTTTTCTGTGTGCTATTTGCCACAGATTCTCAAAAGTCTTCGCACCAAAAACGTCGAAGACGTTAGCGTACAGATGTTTATTCTGTCAATTATTGGGTATATCTCAGCTATGGGATATACCCTTTTGCGTGTAGGGTGGGACTTTTGGTGGATTTTTAATTATTTTTGCGGCTTAGTATCTTCAATTATAATGGTTGCCATTTACTATAAATATAAAAAATAATATGTTCAGTATCTATCATTCAGCATTCAATTTGATTAAACATGGCTTTGTAGGCTGGCAACAAAGCGTTGTCAATTCTTGCAAATTTGCGGAAGAAGTAATTATCGCAGTCAACACATCAGTTGATGGAACAAAAGAAGCTATTACAGAAACACTTAAAGAATTCAATAACTGGAAAATTATTGAAACAGACTTTAGCTATCAAGACCCTTGGCTAGACGGGAAAATCAAAAACGAAGCCTTGCAAGCTTGTACTCAAGACTTCAAAATCCAACTCGATCTTGACGAATATATTCCACTTTGGCAAAAACCGCTTTGGGAAAATTTGGCGATGCAAATGGTATTCCATCCATGCCAATGCGCAGCAGTAGCATCAGTTAATCTTTATAAAGATTGGGATCATTTAGCATCTATCACTAACAAACAATACTTTCATAAAGGGCAAGCATATAGAGCGCCTTCTATAGCTGCAAGAAAGCAAGATGGCACTATTAATACAAAGATGAGTGATGGCTGTGATTTGGTAGATTCAGTAGGCAATTTTGTTTCTACAATTGGAACCCCAAACGATCAAGGCATTCTTGAACAAAATGTTGCGCCATTTGTTGTGCATTTTGGTTATGTTGATCTCGATTCTCGACTAAAACGTAATCATGAATTCTGGCACGAACACTGGTATATAGAAGGTGGTGGGCAAGAACCAGCACATAAAATACACATGAAATATGAAGACTTTGATCAGCAATATATTAAACATAATTTAAAACTATGATTCAAGAATTAATTAACGAATTAAGACCCTATTCTCTTCCATATAAATTGGTTAGGGTTGGTAATCCAATTAGAGATGGTGGATATGGGTTATATGAAAAATTTACGTTAGAAAGCGATGCTGTTTATTCTTTTGGTGTTGGTGAACTTCCAGAACAAGTTGAATTTGATAGACAAATGGCTTCTTTAGGAAAGAAAGTTTATATGTATGATTATAGCGTAGAAGGCCCACCAATTAATCATGAAAATTTCTTTTTTCACAAAGAATTCGTTTCTTCCGCAAATGCTTATGAATTTTTAAAAATTAATGGAGACTTGGATAAAACTAATTTATTAGGTCAAATTGATATTGAAGGTTCTGAATATGAAATGCTCCTAAACGTAGATAAGAATTTTTTTAATCATTTTTCTCAACTTTGCTTTGAGTTTCACAAGCTCAATGAGGTGAAAAAAGAACATATCGAAACATTTAAAATGTTAAATGAAAGATATTATTTATATCATATTCATGCGAATAATCATACTGATGTATTTGACAAATCAAATACAATTCCAGAAACATTAGAACTTTCTTTTTTAAGAAAAGATAAAGTCAATGGTATTATCCCCCTTTTTGATAAAAAACCTAGTCCAACTTTGGGCATAGATAGACCTTGCTGCCCTTGGAAACCTGAAATATTTTTAGATTGGTGGTGCAAAGATGATTGAAGATATTATTTTTCAACATTATAAAAGTAAAACTAGCACTAAGCCTAAACTCATTGATTTAAAACAAATTCAATCAGCCTTACATTTAAATCTTACTACTTGCAATATTGGTATTGGAGACGCTGTTATATTAACATCTCTTACCAACGATAAATCTAAAAGTCTAAATATTTATTCAAATAATAGACATTGGAATACTTTAACAAAGTTTAATAAAAATTTAAATAAAGAATATAATAATGATGTATTTTTAAGAACAGAATTATTAGAATTTTATGATATTGGGAATGGTCATCTAGCTCAAAGATTGCAAAGAGCTATTGGATTAAAAGTTGAAACTATCCCGAAACCATATTTATTTACTGAAACTTTGCCTCAAAAAAATAAAGTAGGATTGCACTTTTCAACTGGCAGAAGTGCATTTGATTTAATTCAGCATGGTTTTGAAAATCCAAGACAGCTTTTAGAATCATCAAGAGATATTGTTGATTCATTTATAAAAAATACTAATTTTGAATTTATTGAATTTGGTGAAAAACAAATTTTTCCATACGAAAACGTAGAAAATGCTACTAATCTAACTATAGAAGATAGTATTAAAAAATTAGCAGAATGCGAATATTTTATTGGATTAAATAGCGGTTTTATGAATATTGCTGCTGGGTTATCTATTAAATCTATAATAATTGTTAATGTGCCAAATGTTAATAATTTATTTTTACCAGTTTTAGTTGATTGCGGTTCGGAAGATATGAATTGGCTTTACCCGCAAAATGTACATTTGTTTCAAAATGGCGAAAATCCATTAGTACCAAAATTATCTCTTGATAATTTATTAAAATCAATCAATGGAGAGGTTTACCCATTTTGGGATTCAAAATATTTAGATTTAATTTATGATCATAATTTTAGTAGATGAAGGATATGCTTATGATTACTTAGCTATTTTAGCGGTCAAAAGCAAAAAACTCAAAACTGACAAAGCTCTAGAAGCTAGAAATCAATGTGATGAATTTATAAGGAATCAAATCGGAGAAGAGAAGCATCTTGATATTCTAAAATCTAAGAATTTTATAGATTTATTCAATGTTAATTCAGAAACTTTTGATGCCGTAGAAAAAGCTCGATATGGAGAAATATCCGCTAAAGAAGTTGACGATTTAAACATGAAACGATATAATTGTAAAGTCGCTTTGCAAAACGAATTCTTCCCGCAACAAAAAATCTCAGAATTAAAATCGTGAAAACAGTCATTATTACAGGCATTACTGGTCAAGATGGTTCTTTAATGGCAGACTATCTTTTGAATCAACCAGATATTTTTGTGTATGGAGCGCATCGTCGTTTAAGCGTTCCTAATCATTCTAATATTGAGCATCTCAAAAATAATCCAAGATTTTCTCTTTTAGATTTAGACATTACTGACCCAGAAAACATTAATCAAGTTATTCGGGAAATCAAGCCAGAATATTTTATTAATTTCGCCGCTAATTCTTTTGTTGGCAACAGTTGGAAGATGCCCGTAAATCACATGCAAACAAACTGCATGGGTGTCCTATATTGCTTAGAAGCTATCCGTAATTTCTCTTCTGGAACAAGATTCTACAATGCTGGCAGCAGCGAACAGTTTGGTGATGTTATTTGCTCGCCTCAAGACATTAACCACCCATTCCGCCCACGTTCTCCTTATGGAGCCGCCAAATGCGCTGCTCACCACTTAGTCAAAGTCTATCGCGATTCTTATGACATTTATGCCGTTCAAGGCATTTTGTTCAATCATGAAGGAGTTCGTCGTGGCGAAGAATTTGTGACACGAAAAATTTCCAAAAATGTAGCAAGAATTCACAACTCGATTAAAAACGAAGAATCTTTTCTACCAATTGAATTGGGTAATCTAGATGCCAAGCGAGATTGGAGCGATGCTGAAGACTTTGTTAAGGGTATTTGGCTCATGATGAACCAAGACAAGCCGCAGGATTATGTTTTATCTTCCAACGAAACTCACACGGTTCGCGAGTTTGTGGAGCTAGCATTTAAAGCTGCTTTTATTGAAGGAGAATGGATGGGATATGGTATCGAAGAAATTTTTGTAGAAAAAAATAGCAAAAAAATTCTAGTTAAAATCAATCCTCAATTTTATCGCCCAGCAGAAGTTGATCTTCTTTGGGGAGACTCGACACTCGCTCGATTGAACTTGGGATGGAAACCTGAAACATCTTTCTCTAAACTTGTCGAGAAAATGGTTGCAAAAGACTTGGGTTGGCCGTATGCTAATTGATGGCTTCCAAGAAACCAAATAAAAAAGCTCTAGTTGCCAAATTCGTAGAAGTCCCAACGAAGTCTAAAAAAGAATTTTGGCAGCGAGAATACGTTCTTCTCAATCGCTTGATTGAGAGATACAGTATTGATTTTTTAAAAGATACCACCTTCGCCTTCAAAGGCGAGAGTTTGGCTATTCTTTTTGCCGACAAGATTCTAAAAGAACTAGATTCTAGATTTAGAATCTATTCATCTGACTTGCAATCAAAGAGGGAAATCATCGTACTTAAAGATGACCCAAGTGTTGAAAAGCGAATTATTGAGCGCAAACCAAAAACCATAAAAGACTTTTTAAATGGCCAAGACTAAAACATCCGAAGAAAAGAAAATCACTTCCACAGAAGTTCTCAGTACCTTCCTAAAGCAGAACTCGGAAGATCACTACAACTTTGAAGAGACTGTTGATTATAAGGTGTCAAGCGGTTCTTTACAACTGGATTTGCAGCTTGGCGGCGGCTTTGGCCCTGGCCTACATCGTTTTGTAGGCATGAATGAAGGCGGCAAAACCAGCGAAGCACTGGAAGTCATGAAGAACTTCCTAAACGAAATCGAAAACTCCAAAGGCTTTTACATTAAAGCAGAAGGTCGGCTTTCCCCAGAAATGCAAAAGCGTTCAGGTGTGAAGTTCGTCTTTAGCCCCGAAGAATGGGTTGCTGGAACTTGCTTTGTTTTTGAAAGCAATATTTACGAAACCGTAGTTGATGCAATGCGCCAGCTAGTTTCCAAGAATGAAGAGAAGATTAAGTTCTGTTTCTTGCTTGATGCTGTGGACGGCTTAATCGCCAAGAATGATATGGACAAGTCCTTTGAGGAAAGTTCAAAGGTCGCTGGTGGCGCAGTTATTGCCGCTACATTCATGAAGAAGCTGTCCATTGCTCTTGCAAAACGCGGTCACATGGCCATCTTCATTTCCCAGGTTCGCGCAGACATTAAGCTCGACCCATATTCCAAGGCACCAGTAAGACAGACTTCCGCAACAGGCGGTAATGCTCTTCTACACTTCGCTAACTGGATTCTAGAATTCGAACCCCGATTCAAGGGCGACCTCATTCTCAAAAGCGCAACAGATAAAATTGACTTGGAAAAAAATCCTCCAGTTGGACACTGGGCCAAAGTCACTGTTAAGAAATCTCCAAACGAGAAAACAAATCTTACTATTCCATATCCGATTCGCTATGGCCGCACGGGTGGTAAGTCTATTTGGATTGAAAAGGAAATCGTTGATCTACTTCTTGCTTGGGAGTTGGTTGCGAAAAGCGGAGCTTGGTTTGCCCCAAGCGAAGACTTCATCCAACTTCTTGCAGAAAAAGAACTATCTTTTCCAGAAAAAATTCATGGCGAAGCAGCCCTCTTCAAAGTTGTCGAAGAAGACCCAGAGCTTTGCAAATTCTTGATCAGCTATTTTAGGAGCTTGATTGCCAATGAAGTTTAAAACTCTTTATGGTAAAGAAAAGACCCTAAAGAACGCTCGCCAATATTTAATTGATTGGCAGAAAAAAACGCGCAGTAAATTCCAAGATGAAGTCAAACGCTTTCTTCGTCAATATTGGAAGGATGATGTTGTTTTTGAAGAACTCCGCATGGTAGAAACTCGCCTGACTTTTGACTTCTTTAATGCAAACAAGAAAATTGCCATTGAAGTTCAAGGTCAGCAGCACACCAAGTTTGTTCCATTCTTTCACGGAAGTCGTGCAAAATTTCTTCAACAGTTAAAGCGTGATTCTAAAAAATTTGATTTTTGTCAAATCAACGGCATAACTCTAGTGGAGATTTATGACGTTTCAGAATTAAATAAAGAATTTTTTGAATCGCAAGGAGTTTTTCTGTAACATAATTATATGAATAAAAAGAATTTCACTAAGGAAATGTCGAAGTTTCAGATGC